TAAGGTTTTCTGCATCAATAACCACGAACTTATGGCACTCATCGGTTGGGCATGGAATTCGTCTAGGTTGCTCAACGAATTGCTTTGCAGCAGCCATACCTTTTGCGTGTTGCTCCTTAATCTCACCATAGAAATCTGCTGCCCAATCTTGGCCTAGTGTCCATTCAAGGTGATGTAGTTGGAAATTGCAGGCAACCTCAACCTCACGGTCAATACTTGATTCCTTCTTCAGTAGCGCGGGCGGTGTCAACTGCCTAGCGCTGCGAATCTCGGACTCCCAACTGTGTAGGATTCCTAGCAGTTCATTGCCCATTGAGTAATCGAGTGCATTGACATTGACCCCGATGGATCGCTCGGCGCTGACACTGCCACTGCCTGACCTACCTGGTGCGATGAAATCTTCAGCTTCGCGGCGCAGGAATGGGATAGCCATAAGCCAACCAGTTATTGCCTTATGGCATCCACGGCATACAACGGATTGATTGGCTGGGCGCAGGCAGATGTTGCAGTTCAAAATGGCACCTTCTCACTGGTTGTGGATAACTTTGGGCGGCTGAAGTATTCAGGTGCTTGCTCACCAAATAAGAAACCTTCGCTCTTGCAAGTGTGTTGAGCTAAAACGATTGGATCAGTAGCACCCATTCGTGCAGCAGTTCGGCGGGTGGCTTCAAAACTGGTGTATGTACGATGGATTTGGTAGGTACGGCCACCGTTAATAAGAGTTTGAATCTCATCTACAAGGTTGAGTCGAGCCGTATCAAGTTTGATAGGGATGCCTGCACTGCTCAATCCATTCCAAATGAGAAACCCGCAATTTCGGCAGTTAATTGGCTTGAAGTTAAAATCACTCATCGTAGGCGTTCCTGTACCGAGATAATGGTGTTCCTTTTTCCGTATCTATATAGATACGGAACGGAACGAACACCGATTACGCTCATTTCTACCTGTGTTCCCTTTTTAAAAAGGAACACAAAAGGAACAGAACGGAACACCTCAACCCACCACCAATTGTGTGATTTCGGCATCCAAAAGGTTGAAATGGCTCTTTCCATCATCGGTGATATACAAAATAAAGGACCTGTCATTGCCACGATTCTCGACCCAACCACCTGCCAAAAGGTCGTTGAGGTGATCCCCAATGACTTCTTTGGACCCGTGGACACCTTCTTGAATCAATCGGCGAGTGCAACCAGGATGATTGTGGATAAACTCAATAACCTCTTTTGACTTCTTAAACTCTTTGTTGGCCTCTAGCTCGTCCTCAAGTAATGGCACACCAATCACATATTCCATCAATGCCCTAGTCGAATCAATGGTGAAAACTGCTGCCTCTTGGGTTCTATCTGACTTTCTCCACATTCCAGCAATCTTGCGGATGAATCCAGGGCGGTCCTTAGTCACTCTCATTGTCAGCGTTCCTGTTCGCCCAGGGGCAAGCGCCTCAAGAGGCTCTACGAGATAGGCAGCGCCGTCAATGGTGGCAAGTTTTGCTTGCCCGCCGATGGCAAATCGCCCCCGTGTCTCTGCGTTCTTTGTGATGTGGTCAATAAGCACAACGGCAGCGCCACTGGCCGTTGCTACTGTTCTTGGGAAAATGCGCATCCAACGCGTGATGGCATCGTTGTCCTTTGTCTCCCCACCCCACATTGTCAGTGATTCGGTTACACCGTCAATGATGATTAACTCTGCAGATTCAGGCTCAAGGATGGCTTGCCAATATGGATCGTCAACATCGCGTGGACCATCAGGGCGGATATAAGTAAAGTATTGGAGCAGATTGGCCCGTGATACGCCTAATGATTTCATACGCCCAACCACATCTGAAGCATCTGATTCAAAATCAATATAGATTACCTTTTTGTCAGCCTTGAGGCACTCGGCGCTGGCAATTTGTGCTACCCATGATTTACCTGATTCGGATTCACCATAAATAGAGTGAACACGGCCAGTATAGATAAGTCCGTGACCATCTGAGCGCTTGAGGATTGTGGCAATCGGTGCCTGGAATAAGCCGTCAAAGTAATCCTTGAGTGCGATTGGTTTCCAACTGGATTCATCTTCATTGGATGCTTTTACCAAAGGTTCCAAAAGGTTACCTGCAGGCATCAGATTATTGCTTACATCAAAAGAATTAAGAGATTGCGCCCCGTAGCCTTGATTGCGTAAATCATTGGCTGCCGCTTTAAAATCTCCGCCGTGTTTGATGGTGGCAAAGAAAGCAAACTTGGAATATGAAGTTTCTGATTCAAACTGCGTTGAGGTAGTAAATACATAGAACTTATCGTTGCCGTTAAAGTTGGTGGTGGCTGATATGCCTTCGGCCTTGCCTGGTCTGCGCCACACTGTTGCTTCGCCCTTGCGATAGACGATGCTCCAGCCAAGTGGCGTAAGCAATTCTTCCCAAGTGGTACGGGCATTGTAATCATCACCAGGGGTCAGGATGCCATCGTGTTTGGTTGCTACTTCTTGTTGGATGCTTTCAGCTTTTGGCATCTCATCAAACATTGCAAAGATGTTGTGCAGTGCGTTGCGTTGTTCCATTGTGATTGTTGGAATTGTCTCTATTGATCCGCCAATGAGAACCCAATTGCCCCCTGAAGGGTGAGTAGCACCGCCACTGGGCGCGGTGATTGTAAAGCCGCCTTCGCTTCGCGTTTCGGCCCATACATCCACACCGCCGTTTTCACCCGGCTTTCGGGCTAACTTAGTGTTGCCTGGTAACTCGCCATTGGAAACACGGTAAAGCCAATGAAGCCCGCCTGATGGCGTAATCTCGACATAACCAGCATTGAGAGTGTTCCATAAATCGCCAAGCCCTGAGTTGTTGGCAATCTCAGCAATGTCTAGGTGCATCTTTTGTGCAACTGCTCGACCTTCAAGTTCAAGCATCTCAAGGTTTCCTGAAACACGGCCAGTAATAACGCCAATACCTTCAACGCCATCTTTGAACCACATTAAGAGTTCATCGGCAATGGGCAAATGCTCCTGGAATCCTTGCCAAGCAAATGCAGGTCGCTTGGAACCATCATTGGCAGTTGGAACAACTGAGATTCCTTGAGCTAAAAAGCGCAATGCTATTGGTAACAAATTACTCATTTATTTGCGCCACCATTCGGTTGATAATCCATTGCACTACTGGCACCGCTACCGCGTTGCCCATTTGCTTATAGCGGTTTGAATCTGCCTGGTTATCAGTCCAACCATCAGGAAATCCTTGAAGGCGCTCACATTCAACTGGTGTCAATCTGCGAACAACGGCTTCAGTTGCAACCGCTGGTGCCTGTTGCCTATCTAATGTGTATGCAGGTGCGCCTTCGGCACCAATACCTAATCCATTTTGATGCTTTTCCAATTCCCTTGCATCATCTATTGGAAATACCATTGGTACATTCCCCCCGCCTGTTCCGTATCGTGAAATAACTGTTGGCATAATGCCATCTTCATACACCCGAACATCATTTACACGGGTGCCATCAATGATTAAAACACTTGGCATTGAAGTAATCCCGCCCCCCGCTTTAATAGTTTGAAATGATTTGTCTGAAATATCAGCATTGTAAATATCAACACCAACTATTAGAACTGTTGCGTAAGCCTCTCCATTGTTATCCATTGAATTCAATGTTGGCACTACCCCCCCCGCAATCCAAGTTTCGTAATCTTCATTTGTCTGCGCCCGCTTAGCTTTCGTGAATGACAAGATCGGTTGCATCCTTGTAATCCCTTGCTTTAAGTGCAGATGATTTTGAATCTACTTCGTAATCTCCGAATCCGCGCATACGCGCAACGCTTGCTCCAATTGCGGTGGCAGTGTCTTTTCTCGTCTGTTTGCTCTGCGCAAGATACCCTGCGCGGCCTTCGGCGATAGCAAGTATTTCTTCAGGTGTTCCCCTTGAGTCTCCAAGACATCCGACAATGAACACTCTACGGCGGCGTTGGGGTACTCCGAAGTGTTGAGCATCAAGCACCCTGTAGGCGATGCGATACCCGCGCTCAACCAACGCTTCAAGAACAACGGCCATATCTGCGCCTTGATTGCTGGAAAGTAAACCAGGGACATTTTCGAGGATAAAATTTTGCGCTCTTGTTTCGTCAAGCAATCGGCAGATTTCCCAAAATAATCCTGATCGAGTACCACCCAATCCTGCTCGTTTTCCAGCCACTGATAAATCTTGACAGGGGAATCCACCTGTGATGATTCCATTTCTAGGTTCAAATCCTGCTGCAATGAGTTGTTCACCTGTTACCCCCGATATATCGCCAAAGATTGTTGACTCAGGAAAATGTCGGCGTAACACTTCCTGGGCTTTTTTATCCCATTCAACTGATGCAACTACTTTTACACCAGCCCGTTCTAAAGCTAAATCAAAACCACCTACACCTGCAAATAATGAAACTGCAGTAATCATTCACTCACCTCGCTAATACGCAATTGTGCAATTTCAAAATACTCTGCAGATTTTTCAATTCCAATAAAGTTTCGATTGAGTAATTTGCAGGCTAATCCAGTCGTACCTGAACCCATAAATGGATCAACAATTGTGTAATCAGGTGGCAAAATCCCCACAATTCTTTTCATAACCTCTAAAGGCATCTGACAAGGATGTGATGTTTTTTCTTTTGAAACATTTTTGACCTGATTTATCTCCCACCAGTCATAAAGCCTGGCTGATTTGCCATCAGCAATTCTTTGCAAAATACGCTTATCTGTTGGATTTTTGTAAGGTTGACCATATTGTTTGAAATCAGGTTTTATGCCAAAAAAAGCAATATCGCGATGTTGTTTTGGCGTGTTTGAGTTATACACCCAACTTATTACTTTGTCAGGAAATTCGCCAACCTGGAAAGCTATTTTATAGATTTCTTCAGGGTAATGAATAACAACAAAAGGTCCATATTGAAAAATTGATGCCAGCATTTCGTAATACTCATCGGAATCCATATTGTCTTTGTATTCGTTGTAGTGATAACCAATATTGAATGGTGGGTCAGTGACTATTACAAACTTTTTTTCACGCATCTTAATTTTGTGCATTTCTTCAAGACAATCGCCGTGTATCAGTTCAGTTTTCACTTGCTACCCCATCCTTCACCTTTGAAGATAGAAAGAATTGGCGTATAAATGCGCACCAACGGTTTTTCACAATCTTCACAATAAGGCATTTCTTTATGATTCATCGGCAAATTCATTTCAAAAGTATTGTTACAACTTTCGCATTTGAAATCATAATTTGGCACCGTTCCCCCGTTCGCTAGTCTTGCGTGGCGTTGCAGGAATCGAACCTGCAGTTGCATCCCCCGATGCAATCCCTCATCTGTGAACCATCACAACGCCGTTCTCTTGGTCAGAAAGGACAAACAACCAAGAAGTTTATTTAACTGGTGTTGCTCCCAATTGTGCAAGCAATGCTTGAACTGCAGGGTCGTTGATACTAGCAGATTGCGCAGGCGCAGCCGTGGCAGGCGCACTGGCACCTGCAATAAATGCGTTTGCCTTAGCCACTGCATCAGCATCGCCAGTTGCATCGAGCAGAATCCACGGCGCAGACTTTCCAGGCTTTGCCGTTCCCTGACCAATGCGTGCCAATACCTTTTGGCCAATCTTAGTTTTCAATGCGTTCTTCAAAGCTACATT